CGTGATTTGCATTTGTTTTCCTCTCCACAGCCAGCTTCTCAGCTCTCTGTCTAGCCCACTTCGATGTTGCTGAAGGGTGGTCGCCACTGATTGGATCTAGATAGATCCTCGGTGGGGTGAGGATACGGGTAGCAGTCCCGTCACATACGCTACACTGAACTTCTTTTGTGTCAACATCGACGAAGGACTCAGTGACATGCGAATCTTTACACTTAAAATCATACATTCGTCTAGGCATTATCTTCCTCTTCAGAAAGTTGCTCATAGACTTCAGTACTAGACTCTCTTAAAGTCTTAATCCAGTTCATGATGGACAGTTCGCCCTTCTTGAAGTGGAGTTGTTGTTCTGTTTCTACACCGCCTAAGCGGTCTGTAGCATCTATCATTACTTGAACATCTTCTACCAGGTCTTTCCAACCCTGAGTCGACATCATTGCAAATCTGTTCTCGTAATAATCCTGTAATTCACGATTCATTTAATCTTTTTCCTTGACTTTGGAGATTATTTGTGATATAGTAAATATTATACCACACTTTTACTCAAAAGTCAAGTACTTTTTTAACCTCGTGCTGCCATTTGTAGCATAGCGATGCGCTCATTAGAAGCGATATCCTGCTCCTTTAGAGCTAGGTTAGCGACCTTTTCAACCTGAGCAAAGGGGTCACTACCTTGTTGCTTCGCTTGTGCCTCTATCGCCTTGATTTGGGTGTCTACGGGGATTGTTTGAGCCTGGGCTTGGGCTTTTGCTGCTTCTGCCTGTGCTTTAGCTGCCTCAGCCTGGGTCTTTTGTAGCTCAGCCATCGCTGTTTCCATAGCAATCTGCTGCATTTGCTGCTGCATTGGGTCTGGTTGGCTCATTTCCTGTAGCTTAGCGATGATATCTTCACGATTAGAGATGCTTGAACCCTGGATGATACCCTGTAACAGTACTGGAGTGATAGGAGACTGTCCTAAAGTAGACATTAAACCCATCATCTGCTGCTGTTCGTACTCACGAGCTACCATTCCCATAGTAGAAACAGGGATAAAGGTAAAGTCTTGTACTGGATAACGGTCTGGATCGAACTGCATGAAGCGATACGCAGCCTTAGTAATGAATGGAATCAGGAAATCTTCTTGGAAGTTAATCAAGGTACGCTTGTTCTTCTTCATAAGCCCTGAGAGAGCCATAGAGAGTCCTGCACCAGAGGCTTCACCACCTGCTACTTGACCTGGCATAGCAGTGCTGTCAAGCGTTCCTGTGGCTTGCTGGAGCATTCCTTGGAAGTTCTGTGCTGTCTGGAAGTTAGCTGGATCAGTTGTGCCAAACTTGAATGGCATCATGATCTCATTAGGGTTACCGTTGACCAGCATGTTCTTACCTGGACGGACTTCGTACTTAGCACCACGAGGAAGCCTTGTAGCATCCATTGCCATCATAGGTGCTGTGGTTAAAGCTAAGGAATCTAAGTGGCTACGGATCTGAGCATCGATAGCCTTCTGCATATTGTAACCCTTCTCAGCAGTACCACGACCCCAGAAACGACCTGGCATCGAGTCAGCTTGATAAGCAACAATAGGACGATCCTTCATCATGTAAGGCGATGCCTCAGCTTTGAGAAGCCACTGATCGTCAGCAATCACAACGATAGCCTCTACCATGTCTTGGTAGTCTTCACCTTTAGAACCTTCAGGGAACAGGTCTACTACTTCAGTACCTTCTTCTTTATCTACATTCTCAAGGTACTCACGAGGAACTAAACCATAGTAACGAGTAACACGAATACGATCATCCTGCTCATGCGTTACTTCTTGTACTGGCTCTAGCTCCATGTTGGAATAGCTAGGAGTAATATTTACTTTACGGTATGTACCATCAGCCATGCTACGAACCACAGAGTGGTACGAGACATACTCTTCGATAGCAACACCAAGAGAGTCTTCTACTGTACGAGCATTAGGCTCGATAAGGAAGTTACGAGGATTGACAGGATACAGATCAATCATGAACTGCTTTGTCTCTTGTACACCGATAGCTGCCATCTCAGTACCAGGAATAGCCTGAGTAGCTGGAGACATCACTGTCTTCTCTTTGACTAGGATCTCACCGATACCAGTACCATAGAGTTCACCCAGTAAGATGATGTCGTCTAAGGACTTCTTAATGCGTGAAGTCTTAAAGTCCTCATGCATCTGTTTACGAACCAGAGCTACATCAGTAGGATCTTGATCGTTCCTGTCGTCCACAATATCAAAGAACTCTCCACGACCAAACACTGCCTCTGAGATCTCTGCTTGCTTGGACTCAATTGCTTGCTGCAGCGCAGGAGTAACTAAGCGACTACGCTCAGACTCTCGTGTCTTATCTAGTGCATCCCAGATACCACGGAACAAACGCTCATACTCTTCCCACTTATCCAGGTAGTTGACATCACGGTGATCTCGCCATGTGTTACACTGATCAACGATAAAAGAGACTAACTCTTTATCATCGTCCGTCATCATGTCTTCTTTAAATTCAGCCATTCTTACATTCCTTCAGGGATTGTGGATTGAGGTACTTGCATAGCAAACGGATCAGCAAACTGTTGTTGCTGTGTTGCAAGAGTAGGAGCAGTTAAGTTCTCAGTGTTGATACCGAACTTCTGGTTAATTGCATCTGTGTTGATTTCTCTCATTGCTGGCATAGCCATACGCTCATCAGCTGACATACAACGACGCTGCTCTGTCTGCCTTGCAAAGGTTTCACCAGCTACACGCATATAGTCGGCTTGTGCTTTCTTCAAGGCATCGCTGTTCATCTGCTTAGCGTTAATGATCTGTGCGAGTTGTGGGTACTCTTGAGCAGCAACTAACATTGTTTCTGCTAGGTTCTTACGACCACCAAACGCTTTAGTGAGTGCGGTGTCTACGCTTAAGCCATCACGCTTTACTAGTGCAGTGACAGCATCTTGTACGTTGTCTAGTGTAAAGCCAAGCTTCTTGTTGTCCTTAGCAAACTTCATTACTTCTTTTGTTGAAGTAGCTACTAAAGAATCTAATTGCTTTAAGCTCTCTTGATAGGGTTGGCTGGCTTGCAGTACACCAGTAAAGCTCTCGCCACCAGTGAAGAGTTCTCTTCCTTGGACATAGTGCTGCAGCTCGTGCAGTGCAGTCTTTACAGGATCATTGCCCTTGCTTCTCCACTCAGGGTGTTGTCTGTTAAAGAGAATAGAGTCAGAGGCTGGATCAAAAGCTGCTAGGCGAGGAGAGGTAGGATCATCAACGAATCCAACCTTGATGTCTGCCATCGAAGGATAAGCCTTCTTCAGTGTGTCAGCCTTGAATACTTCATCAAAGCCAAGAAACTCATTCTCAGGAAGTGTGTTAAGATCCACTCCCTTTTGTACAGCTACATTCTTATCGCTAATCTCTAGCATAGCTTTACCAGCTACAGGATCAATAGCAAGACCAGAACTACCGTAAGTCTTATTCCACTCTTCAGAAGGAAGCTTAAACCAATCCTCTTCTGCTTTAGCCATTGTAGCACTGAGTTCATCTGCATTGACTAAACCCTGCCTACCTAAGTTACTGATACCTTCACCACCAATAAACATCTCAGGGGTTAGGCTAGGAGTAGAACGACTAACTCCTTTAAACAAACCTTGAGCCTCTAGGTTATCAATTAACCCAGGAGCTACTTGTCTAAACAATCCAGCAACTATACTCATTTAGTATCCTGATATAAAATCGGTTGGTTCATATTCATCTTCACCGTCATCCATGAAGTAGGTAGTTACTGCCAGCTGATCAATGAATGACAATGCATCCACTAAGTCATCCTTTACCTGGTTCGTAGGGAACATTAGAAGCTGGTCTTGGAATTCCCTCCAGTCCTCATCTTCATTCAGTGTTACCTTACCATGCTCGAATCGTCCTTGTAATGCCCAGACAATACGCTCAGTCTTTTGTTTACCACCATGTGTAAGATCAGTGATATGACAGTAGGTGTTGTTAGCCCTCATCAGATCGCTTAGATAGGGCAGCACAGCGTTTCTGACTGTACCACGCTCCATCCCTACAGCGATTGGTTGGAAGTCTCTAATGTTCTTTAGAATACGCTCAGCGCACTCCTTGACATCCCATCTACCATTCTCTATCTTCTTTACCCACCATTCACCATCATCCGTCACCTTGACCACTGCAATAGCAGATTTATCTAACTTTTGCTGGCGAGCTGCTGAATAATTGGTGTTGGTGAATCCTGCTAAGTCGATACCAATATACCATACTCCGTTACTTGGTTCTTCGCCTTCTTTAATCCATTGTTCTTTAAACAGGTCTGTACCTGCATTATCAAACGAAGCTTCATACTCTTGCTTGAATGAGAAGCTACTTAATGTCTTTCTTGCACCCTCGATCTCTTTAGGATCAATCAGTGGGTTATCTTTGGTAGTGAAGTGCCAA